AAATAAAAACTTTAATAGGGAAAGTACGTATGGAAACACTAAAACAACTCCAACCACGTAAACCCAAAAAGGAATTTTTTGTTTTTTGATATAGGTGTCCATTTGTTGGTCAAATGTCAGGACGGTTGTAGTTTCCTCTTTTGATGCTGTTTCTTTATTTTCAGTTTGAGCAACAGTAAAGTCAACAATCCATTGCATAAGTTCGGCATCCCATCTTGAAGTATAGCTGTTTGAGCCTGAAGATTTTGATGTGTTCATTTTTGACATCATCTGATTAAATAATTCCATCAATTCCTTATTATCTGTCTTTGGAACATTTATGACAACTCTATCATTAATTTCACCGCTGATTTCTGTCTTTTCTGAACTCTCCTTGCTTGTATCGTTTAATTCTGTAGATGTTGTTGTAGATGACGTTTCTTTTTTTGATGCGCAACTTGTAGTTGACAGCATAAGTAATGCAATGATAATCATAATCATTGTTTTGAAAAAAATCTTGTCGATTTTACTCATTTTTCCGAAAAAATACTCAATGTGATTCATTTTAAAAAAGTTTAGGTTCTGTAACAATCAATAATAATGCCTCTTTATGATTTCCCAAAGCTTTATGAAAATCCTCCATTGTAGGTACGCTATTTGTAACATCTTTGTAGCCATCGCTGTTCATATCGGTGTACCTAAGTCCGAGTGATATACAGCCCTCCAACTGATTCCAATAATTAGCGGCATGGAATTTTGTTTCACTTCTGCCATTAACTCCTTTAATTTCCCAAAGGTTTTTTCTGAATCTGTCGGAATATTCTAATTTTAAATCGTAAAGTCCTGATGGAATACAACTAATCCTGTTTAAATTATTACGCCATCCTCTTTCAAGGCTTAATGAAGAGAATATTGGGAATGATTTTTCATCCAATATTACGCAAGTTCCTGAAGTTTGATTAAAGTCTTGCCAATAACGATGGATTTTAACTAATGGTTTCATTTGGATTTTCATTTGGTTTGTTATTTTCGTTATCAAGTGTTCTATTTACTTTTCTTATGATTCCTGAATCGAATGCGTCCAAAATTGCTAAGAATAATTTAGCAAATCTGCTTTGTTTTTGAGTAATGACAAATCTGTTATCCTCAATGCTTATAAATTCAGTGATCATGTTGTATGAGAAAAACAAAAACTGCGCTCCTGTTAATGCGTCAGTAACAAATTCGTTGAATCCTGTTCTAACTGATTCGAGTTGTAAATGATAAATAAACGCTATGATAATTATAAATAACGCATGTTTCGACCAACTTGTTAGTGCTTTTTCTCTATCCCAAACGAATGGCTGACCTTTTCTTTGAGCAACCTTTTTAGATGCCTGTATTCCGGTAAACCAATCTAAAATAATAGTAGAAGCGTAACCAAACCAAAGAAGAATGGTTACGCCTAAGAAGTAATCAGGAATGAAATCCTTAATAGTCTGCAGAACGATTGTGCCGAATACGGCTAACAACGTGGATAATTTTATTACTGCTTTATTTAGACCAAACATAACTATCGAATTAAAAAAATAACCATTCATTTTTATTATGTATTAAAAAATTAATCCACGTAAAAAAATCGTTATTCCATAAATTTGAAAATTTGGTTATAAGGAAAATCGGTTTTTACATCTTTAAAATCATCAATCTTAATTTCAAATTCAAATTCCTCTTCCACCTCAATCAGAGCAGTTAACTCTTTCATCCCTTTTTCAAAATCCTTTGAACCCTCTAATGTAAAATCACCCGATTTTCCCTCTACCTCCTTTCCATATTTCTTAATCAGTTCTAATTTAGATTCATTAAATCTGTTAACGATTGACGTTGTTTTGTCGAAAACTTTCGATAAATGATATTTAACCACAAAACTTACGTCTTTTTCTTTGTTTACGTGTTGCAACTCCCTGTTTAACGCAAAAACATCATTGATGTTTAATTTCACTTTTTTGCTCATAATTGTATTACTTTGGTTAATAAAAAATTTAATTTAATTTATGTAACGAATATACAAAAAAAAATTATTCCTGCATCTGTTCAATTTTATCATTTTTATCCTTAACTTCCTGATTATCGTATGGGTACGAACCTATTCCACCTCCACCTCCTGAGCCTGACGTTGGATTTTTCTCGTCTTTCTTGATAAATAGAACATAAACTGCTCCTGAAATAATTGCTAATGCCAATAAAATAACGATTGTTGTTTCCATTTTTATAAAATTTAAAGTTAATAATTATACCAAATCTCCTGTTGTTATAGTATATTCTACAGGGCTCCAAGCACCTACATTTCCTGCTGCATCGTGCGCTCTTACTCTTATATAAACAAATTGTTGCCCTGAATAACCACCTTGAACATAATACAAAGTTGGTGCATTTACCATTGCTATTATATCCCAAGTACTGCCATCATAACTTTCATTTATTTCATATTGTGTTACTGCTATATTATCTGTTGCTGTCGCCCAATCAACTCTTACTGTATAATTAACAGGTGTTGAAAGGAATATTTCAGAAACTTGTGACGGTGGTGTTGTATCTGATGCTGAAACCAAAGTAACATAAACATTTGCTGATGGTGATGATAAATTAGGTACTGCATCTCTTGCTCTGACTGAAACTGTATATTGTACTCCTGTTGTCATTCCGGTTACATTATACAATAAATTCGATGTATAATAATTAAGAACTGTTGGGAATTGTCCTACCTGATAACTAATGGTAACCTGATAATCAACAACTCCAACATTATCTGTTGATGCATTCCAAGAAACTCTGAATGAATTTTCTGTTTCAAGAGAAATAGTAATTCCTGTTACTTGCGATGGAGGTGTTGAATCAACTTCTGTAGGTGTAATACTAACAGTGTTACTTGCTCCAGAATAGTTTCCTGTTGGGTCGTATGCTTTTATGTAATAACTAACAGGCGTTCCTGTTATAAGTCCTGTAACTGTAAAAGGACTTGTTATATCCCACCAAGCATTTGCTGAATTACCTCTATCTTCTGCACTTAAAGTAGGGCTATGTAATGCATATTTTATTGGTGCATTAGCATCAGTAGAACCTGACCATGCAAGAGTTACTGATGTTGATGTTGAAGATACTATTGATAATGTTGGTGCAGTCGGAGCAGTATTATCTGTAACAACGGTAACTTTACTTAAAAAAGTAGATGGATTATACTCCCAAACTCCTATTGATTGACCAACGTTAGCCGCAACATTTGTGTTTAATTTTATTTCTTTTAATTCTGTTCCCAAAACAAGTGATGCTGTTGGATTATCCACTCCAAAACCATAATTAACTGCGGCAGGCCATTTTGTACCTCCTTTATAAAGCGTTATTTTAAATGAAACAGGGTCTGTTGTTGGTATTACATACCAAAATGCCCTCATATCAATAGATAATTTCTGAGTTGGATAAAATGTTTTGTAATATGAAATATCAATAAAAATTGATTCTACACCTGTTCCTTGATTATCTCCACCCCAAAAAAGCCAAGCATTTGATGCAGGAAAAACACCTAATCTTGACCATCCTATATAATCAGAAACTGTAGGTGTTGTAACTTGTGCCCTAATATCTAAATCTTGCCCTGTTAAAAATTTAAACTCAATAATTGCGTAATCTGCATCAAAATAAACTGAATCTCCGGGAACGATTACAGGAAATCCTCTAAAATTACTGAGCCTATCTTTAATGCCTACATAATTTGCATCGTATGTTTTTCCACTTGCATTTGCTACTGCAAAACATCCTGCTAAACTTCTTCCATTGGTTCCAAGTAAATCCTGATAAACAACTTCGCAAACCTCAGAAAATTCAATAGGCAATGTCGGTGAAACTTGTGATTTTGGCATTACGCTTTATTTTTGGTTAGTAATTTATTTAACTTCAAAATCTCCGCTTTTAAGTACGCAATTTCCGCAGAATGTAAATCTATATAGGAAACTGATTTTGTGCCATTTCCATCTTTCCTAACGTATTCAGGGTACTCGATTTCTAATTCTTGTGCAATAACTCCAACCCTCAAATCTTGTGTTCCTTTAAAGTTGAAGTTTTTGTAATTTGTATTTAAGAATTTTGGTTCCATTGGTTTAATATTTTCTTTCATAGAAATATCTGATGTTCCAATAAAATCAAGAGCGTAAATGCTTGATGCGCTTCTAATTGCTCCGGCAACACCTAATCCTCCTGAAAGTACCAAACAGCCTGTTGATGTTGTAGTTGATGCGGTTGCGTTTGTTATAGAAATTGCAGTTGCCGTTGTTGCTCCTCTTCCTGTTACTGTTGATAAAGTATCGTTTTCTGTTGCTGTTAAAACTGCTTGCATATAAGACTGCAAAACGCTTATTGTCATACGTTTCAATACTCCACCGTCACTTACTAACAACTCATCTGTTGAAACCAAACCTGATGTTAATGCGGTTTGAGCAGTAATAGAAGATGCTGTAAGTGCGGTTGCACCATCAGCTGTCGATGTCACTTGCCCTGAGTGATTAGGATGTACATAATAATTAGCGTTTGTTGCTCCTGTGTAACCCAAATCTGCTAACGTCATATTTCGTGTACTCCAATTCGTAGGATGTCCTGTTGAATCAATGGTCAAGTTAGAAATAACAGTCGCTCCTGACAAAGTAGTTTTTGCGACCCAAGTAGTGGTAGGGTGCGTATAACTTCCTGCTGAAAAGGATAAATTATTCTGCATATAAGTTTGCAAATATGAAATATCCATTTTTGATAAAATTCCACCGTCATTCAACAATAATTGGTCTGTTGAAGCAACAACTCCTGTAAATGTAGCCTGTCCTGTTATAGCTGTAACTGATAATATAGTAGTTCCATCTCCTGTGGATGTTACCATTCCGGTATGATTAGGATGCACGTAATAATTTGCGTTTGTAACTCCTGTATATCCAAGGTCGGCTAATGTAATTGCCCTTGTAGTCCAAGATGTAGGGTGTCCTAATGCATCGATTGATAAATTTGAAATTACCATTGCGCCTGTCAAATTAACTTTATCGACCCAAGTTTTTGCAGGGTGTGTATAAGTTCCGGCAAATGTTAAATTCGCTTGCATAAACGCCTGAAGTACGCTAACATCCATTCTTTTTAATACTCCTGCATCGCTAACAAGTAATTCATCGGTTGATACAAGTCCTGAAACAAGTTCAGTCTGAGCCGTAATTGATGTCGCAGTTAATACGGTTGCGCCATCAGCGGTTGAAGTAACCTGACCTGAGTGATTTGGGTGTACATAAAAGTTTGCGTTGGTAGCACCTGTATATCCCAAGTCTGCAAGTGTCATTGTTCGTGTCATCCAATCAGTAGGATGACCAAGTGAATCAATAGTAAGGTTCGATATTACTGTCGCTCCTGATAATGCTGTTTTATCAATCCAAGTTTTTGCCGGATGTGTGTAAGTTCCTCCAAAAGTCAAGTTGGCTTGCATATATTCTGCTAAAACAGAAATATCCATACGTTTCAAAACTCCTGCATCGCTAACAATCATTTCGTCAGTCGCTACAAGTCCTGTCAATAATTCTGTTTGTGATGTAATTGCGGAAACGGTTAAAACTGTCGCCCCATCTCCTGTGGATGTAATTTGTCCTGTATGATTTGGATGCGTATAGTTGTTGGCAGTAGTTGAGCCTGTATATCCTAAATCTGCTAACGTTAAAGTTCTTGTACTCCAATCAATTAAATGACCTAAACTATTTACGCTTAAATTGGAAACAATTACTGCTCCTGTCAATGAAGTTTTATCAATCCAATCTTTTACAGGGTGCGTGTAAGTTTGAGTTGAAAAAGCTAAAGAGTTCTGCATATAGGTTTGCAATACGCTAATGTCCATTCTCTTAATTACACCACCATCGCTAACAAGTAATTCATCGGTGGAAATTAATCCGCTTAAAAGTTCGGTTTGTCCTGTTATACCTGAAACGGTTAAAACCGTTGCGCCATCTGCCGTTGAGGTTACGTGTCCGGTATGGTTCGGGTGAACATAAAAGTTAGCATTTGTCGCTCCGGTATAACCTAAATTTGCTAAAGTTAATGATCTCGTAGTCCAATCTGTCGGATGTCCAAAAGCATCAATCGTTAGATTTGAAATTACAACAGCACCTGATAAAGTTGTCTTATCAATCCATGCTTTATTTGGATGTACATAAACTCCTCCTGCGTACAAACTACCGTCTGCCATCATATATTGAGTTGACAAACCTCCAACGACTGCGTATGATGTTGCTAAAAAAGTTCCATCCGATACGGTGTTCCCCTTTATTGTTGGGCTGTATAAATTCATATCTTTTTATTTTAAAATTAATTATTATAAAACATCTTTCCAAACATCACCGACATTTTGTTTTACAGAAACTACTGTTTTCCAAACATCTCCAATGTTTATTTGCGCTCCTGCCATTAACTTCCAAGCATCTCCAACGTTTATTGCTATGTCGGTAACTACAACAGCTAATGCTTCTGTCGTAAAAGTCATATATGAAGTCCAAGCACCATAAGTATTACTTCCAAGTGGGTCAATCGCTCTTACTCTCCAATAGTAGGTTGTATTATTTGCTAATGTTGTCTGAATAACATAAGTTGTTTCTGCTCCTGAAGGGTATGGATGCCCTGATGTAAATCCAAAATTTGTGGCTGAAAACACATCTATTAAATTACCGCTATTAAAAGTATTAACAGTATCAACTTGCACTTCATACTCAACTTCATCACTTTCTGTATCGGTTGCTTGAAATGACAACATTTGATTAACACCTTGATTTATTGCTGTATCTACAGGAGTATTTAAAGTTGTTGTTGGTGCTGTATTTACATATCCAATAGGAAAACCAATACTTCCTGTTGGGTCATTCGCTGTTGCAATGCCACCACCTGAAACAGTTCCGGGATTTGCTGTTGGCGTACAATCATAAAGTGCTAATGCACTATCAGGCGTTGTTGCAAGTTGCTCGTATAATGCTCTTTGTGTCCACGTTCCTCCTGTTGCTCCTGTTGCAGAAGCCATTCCGTTATCATCCGCTTGAAAAATTAAAGCTATTGCAAGATGCCCTGCTTGTAGTGTTTGGACAGTCGGCATCTGTGGGTCAGTAGCGTGACTTGTAGTGGTTACGGTTCCTATATTTTGTGCGATAGTTCCAAATAACCAACCCGAAAAACTGTAAATTCTTGCAGTACGCATCGTTGTATATCCGGGCGAACCTAAACTTATCGCTGTTCCATCTTCTGTTCCATCGGCTAATTTTGCATATATCCAATGCCTACCAACTGTATCGACTACAATCGCACTGGCAATTAACGTCCATCCACTCGGTGCTGTGGGTTGTGTTACCGTATCTTGCTCGTAATAACAATGTAAAATCAAAATATCATTCGCATCTACTACTGCCGGACAAGTAGGTGCTAAGTTTCCACCATCTGCCTCAGTTGCTACTCCTGTTCCGGCTGATTTATATGCTATTGCCATAATTAAGCTGTATATTGAATGTATAATGTTCCAATCGGTGTTGTATTTGCCGTTGGAGGTGTTGCTGATGTTCCGTAAACTATTCCGACAATTTTAGCCGTTGTAGGTGTTGCCGAATGGTCATCAATAGAAACCGTTCCGCTTGTCTGATCTCCCGAATTGGTTCCTGTCAATCCTAAGTCTGTTTTCAACGTTGCCAAAGAATTAACTTCAGGTACTCCTGCTCCTGCCGTTTTTCTATAAATTAATGAAGCCGTTGCCATATCAGCCATTTTTGCCAAAGTAACTGCTCCGTTGGTTATCGTTAAAGCCGTTGCCCCTGTAACTTCTCCTGTATGGGTTGCATTTGAAACAAGTCCGCTATACAAAGTATTTATGGCATTATCTCCTGTATTTGTTCCGCTTGTATTTGCTAATCGAGTTAATGCAGTATCAATCTGAGCGTGAGTATTTGTACCAATATTTGACAACAAAGTATGGTCTGTTACTCCTGTTGATGGTGTTTGCCAAGTATAAACTCCGGCAGTTGCTGATGCCGTTAAAACTTTTCCTGCGTTTGTTGTTGAATTGGCAGGAACGTGTAAATTTCCATCTCCGGTTGGGTGAACGTAATTGTTCGCATCCGTTGCGCCTGTATAGCCTAAATTAGCCAACGTGAGCGTTCTTGTAGAAATTCCGGTAACAATGCCACTACTTACAATTATATCGCTAAAAACAACCGCATTTGCTAAAACTGATGTTGCTCTTGAATAGGCAGAATGAGTATGGTTACTATCTGATTTTAAAGCCAACGCATCAAAAACTACATCTTGGCTTGGTGCAGAGGTTGTTACTCCATTTGTGATTGTTTGAGCAACCTTTCCATCGGCATAAGTATTTGAAGTTGTATTTGTAGCGTTATCTCCTGAGTTGGTTCCGCTTGTGTTTCCCAAAAGAGTGAATTGTGCAGGAGATAATAATCCTGCATTTGTTCCTGTTCCTAATGGTATTGTAGCATCTGTTCCTGAATCAGAAACAACTATGCCGTTTGTAGGAGATGCTGTATAAGATAAGTTAGTCGCTCCTCCTGTTGGTGCTACAATCCATTCTAATCCTGTTGCTGTTGCTGAATTTGCAGAAAGTATGTAACCATTTGTTCCAACTGCCAATCTTGTTCCAACTGTACTATAAGTAAATAAATCTCCTTTTGTTGTTAATGGAGAAGCACCTCCTGCACCATCAGCACCGTTGTAAACTGTAAACGTACTTGTGGAAGCATTTGTATATGTAATCGTATAGGTATCTGTTGTTCCCGGTGAACCATCTCCAATAGTCCTTACAATACTGCTTATTCCGTTTCCTGTTCCTCCAACAACCGCTGTTGCAACTCCTGCTACTGCAACGTTAAAAGTAATGGTTAAGTTATCGTTGTTAACTCTTGCAATATCTTGTGGAATTACAACTTTTCCTAAATCATTCCAAACTGTGATAACAGGATATGGTTCGCCTAATCCGTGTGAAAAATTCCAAGTTGTATTCGCTACTGCTTGTGTATGTTTTGCAGTTGCTCCCGGAATTGCTGTTGTGCTAATATCTCTCCACGCAGGAACTCCTGTTCCATCTGTCGCCCAAGCTTTGTTGAAATTTGTTCCTCCGGCTGTAACATATCCATTTTGTGCCTGAGTATTAGGCAACCAAGTATCAGTAAATAATGCTCCGGCAGGAACATTTGTGAGTACTTGCGCATCATCAATCTTTCCATCTAATGCTGTTTGTAATCCTGTAACTTCAGAAATAATATGCGTATGCGCTAAAGGTGTCCTTGCATCGCTCAATCGTGGGTCTGTTGTAGCAATCAAATCAGTATCAGTTATGATAGCGTTCAACTCTGCTAAAGTGTTAATATCTGCGCTTGATAGTTTTGAAGCGACCAATAATTGTAAAGCTGTATCGTCATAGATTGTGTCGGTAAACAACGCTCCTGATGGTACTGCCGTAAGTACTGTTAATCCATTAACCTTTTCTGAATTATCAACAATTCCATTATTTGTAGAATCGTAAACTGACTTCAACATATCTCCTGTTCCAATCGGAATTGTGATGTTGGCATTTGAATCTGCAAATACTCCGTTTATTGATAATGGTGCATAATAAATTGTACTCGCTGTTGCTCCAACCGGATGTTTGTATTTAATTTGAATCCCTGCTGAAGTTGGTTGTTCAAAACTGAATTTTGTAGATAATCCACCTGTTGCAAATACGCTTATGTAGTTTGCTAACGGAACTAAATTTAATTTTCCACCATTTGATGTTGAACTATAAATTTCAAGTGTAATTTGGTCTGTACTAAAATCAGCGGTACTGTAATTATTTGTTGTTGAATTGTATAACATCCATCCAACGTATGGAGTATTATCTGCTTGTATTGTTATTTGGCTATTTGTGTCAGGTGAAATTGCTGTATCTCCAACAGCCAATACTTGCTGTAAACTTTGTGAACCGGCTCCGGCAGGAATCCAACTACGAACCCCTGCTATTGTTGAACTCAAAACATAACCATCAACTAATGGGTTTCCAAGTAATGGTTCGTATAATCCTGCATGGTTTCCCCAACTATATGCCGTATTCCAATTTGCGCTATTGTCGGCAAATGGTAAAGTATAAATCGTGTCTGTAAATAATGCTCCTGCCGGAACGTTAGTTAAAACCTGAGCATCGTCAACTTTCCCGTCCAAGGCTGTCTGTAAACCAACAACTTCACTTATTTGGTGAGTATGCGCTAATGGAGTTCTTGCATCGGACAATCGAGGGTCGTTTGTGTCGATTAAGTCTGCTGTTGTCATTATTGCATTAAGCTTCGTTAAGGTATCAATATCTGAAGCTTCCAACTCATTTCCTGTTGCGCTAATTTTTGCCGTATTTAAAAGTACTGCGCTATTATTAGTAACTGCCGTATGAAAATCTGTAACCTGAGTTGATGTTATTTCTATTCCTGTACTTTTATCCCAAGCCGTAAATATTGGGTCAGTTTCTGAAGTTAAGAAAACACTTTCGTCCAATACCCAAGTATTTAGTGCCGTTTTCTTTAAATAACCTGACATAGCTGTTAATCCTGCAATCGAAGTAAGGTCGGCATCCAAAGGTTGATAAAGGTCATCATGATTATGGTCACCGCTTGATGAACCTCCAACAGGCTCATAAACTCCACTATCCCAAATGTACATTAGGTTTGTGTCTAAAGCTACATAGATTTTATTGCCGTACCCTGTTTCAGGAAAGGCAAGTAACGTGCTAAAAAATTCTACTGACGAAGCGGTAAATGCTTCTGTAAAATTAGCAAACGTTGCTTTAACAGTTTCTCCTGTAGATAAAATTTCAACTGCAATCATATCTCCACCCTGAAGAGTAGTTGATATTGTTGGAAGTTGTGAAATTTCTTTTGCGCTATCCAATATCGCTTGTATAGCTTGTGCATTTGCCCGAATTTGGTCTGCCATTCCCATATCTCAAAAAATTATGTTTTAATGAATCCTCCGTTACCAATAATAAATGCCGGAATATTAAATCCTGCATCATCCAATAATCTTTCAGCTTCTCCGTTTCTATTTCCTGTGTAGTTAACTCCTTTCTTAATCATTGTAGCGGTTACAAAATATGAATTTGTTGTGCTTTCATTTGCTACACTTACTCCTCCGTCTTTTGCATAACCAATATTATTTATGAATACATTTTCGCTTGATAATGCTATAACAATTTTTCTCATTAAAGTTTCTGAAACTCCATCAAAAGAAAATTCGTCTGCTTCATGGACTGCTGATTTTATTACGTCTGTTCCATCGTCAGTAATATTTATTTCAATATCATCTTTTGGAATTGCTTTTTTGTAAACCAATGGTATTCGTATAAAATTCTGTATTCCAAATTTATAAAATATATCCCTATTATTTGCGTTAAAATATTTTATAGCAACGGTTCCCTCTTGTTTTTCTGAAATATCAATATTTTCTGACATTAAGAAAACAGAACCATTCTGAGCATCCGTATTTTCAATTACAACATCGTATAATCCCTCTCCATAAATACTCCAATTAATCGCAAACTCATAAACTTCAAAAGGCAATAAATCATAAGTTGATTCGATAATTACAGGCGTTGCAATTCCTGTATGATTGTATTTTATTATTATTGCTTTCTTTCCTACAGTTTCATCATAAATACTATCTTCGATTAAGAAAGTACCTATTCCAATAATAGTAATATACTGTCCAATTATTGCTAAATCAGGTAAATTACCGAGTAAAGCATACTCTTCAACTTGCGCTCCGTATTGGTCATAAATCCAACCATCAATAAAATAGATACCTGAATATTCAGAATTATAAGAATAAACCCAAGCATCCATTCTTGAAAACCTATTTAAATTTGTTGTCTTTTTTGTAAGTGGCAAAGTCACTTCAGTACCGTCCAACTTTCTTAATGTTGGTATAATTGTAGTATAATTTGAATGCAGTTGAATTGTAGTAATATCACAAGTTTGGAATAAAATTTCATCGCAAGTTACAATATCAGCATCCGATTCGTATGATAATGTATTTGTATCATTTTTGTAAACTCCACAATTATCTATATCCAATCTTTCCTTAAAACTTAAAGAATTGGCTTCAGAAATAAATAAATACGGTGACCTTGTTCCAAATTCAGTAACTGAATATTCAACAGATTTATAGCATTCAAATTGATCTCTAACCCATCCAACATAATCTCCAACAGCTTGTCCTGTAAAAATATTTGAAGATTGCCAATTTCCATCTCCTAATGAATATTCTAAAATTAATCCGGCAGTATCTTTTACGTTTATTGTCACTGTCGCTCCAATCATTGATTTAGTAACAGCAACAGTAATATTTGCAACTGAAAGAAAATCAAAATATCCACGTGGATAAGGCATTCCATAAAGTTCAGGATAAATAATTTGCTGACCTAAAGCATCTTCCAAGGTAAAATAATATCCAATACCTCGTGGAAATTCAATTATTGCAGGATTGTTTGTATTATTCGCATTTACTACAACTCCGTTTAATGATAATTTTGTTGCAAGTTCTGAAGTTGTTATTGATGCCTTAATCATGTCGCATTGAGTTCCTACTGTGGCCATTGAATAAACAGGGTCACCAATCATATAGAAAGTAGGAGCAGGAGCATTTTCGATTACCGCTGTTGCAAATCCATTTGTTGCTTCAAAACTATCAAATTCCCAATCAGGATTTAACAACTCAATAGTCATGTTATTATTATTCATGTTTAGGTCAGGATTTGGCAAAAGATATAATCCGTAACCGTTGTAATCAATATTGAAATAGTAATTGAAAACATAACATGTATTGCTACCTAAAACATATCCTGATGCTCCACTTGCAAGAACAGTAGCAATTTTTCCGGTTGAGTTTCTCATTGTGTCCAAAAACAATTCAGAATCTATTGTAACATTTGCCGGATTATTTACAGGTCGTCTGCGGACAAAGATAAATTCTCCATCCAATGCTTCCCTATTAAAAGTAATTGTTAATTTAGAATTTGCCATTTTAAATCAGGTTTTCGTTAGCTTTTTGAAAGGTAAACTTACCATTACCCTTTGGCTTCAAATTTAATAAATATCCTCTTTCAGTAATTCCATCTCTCTTCCATTCAAATTTGAAATAAAAGTTTGGAATATTTTCCATTTCTCCATTTACCATCCTCGGTGTTGTTCCAAGTATTAAGTTCATTAAATCATCATCGACAACGTGTTCAAATTCTACTTTTTCCGGCAGAAACCTTGACCTTTGCAATTCAGAAACATAAAAGTCATCTTTCTCAGAATATCTATTTTTTCCTATGAATTTCATGGTTAAATTTCTGTTGCCTTTTGAGTTAATAAATTTAATCTTTTTATTTAAATATGGCTCTAATCCTGAACGAAAAATCCATGCGTGTCTAAACAACATTTGTAATGGCGTAAATATAAATGAATGCCAAGTTTCAGGCTCTCCAATTCCTAATGGCATTTCCTCTAATCTATCGTCATTCCATTCTCTCTGTTGAAATCCTGTTCCATCAGTCCTTTTCAAATCTAAGAACCAAACGTGGTCATCCCTGCTTGTGTCCTCTTCAGGATATAAATTTTGTGGCATTCTCCTTGTAAGTTCCATCGGATATTCGTCTGCTCTTATTGGAGATTTTTTTGTGTATTTAAGTTCTGACTTTCTAATCGGTGTAATCCAATCAGTTTCTGTGTTCGGCTCATCAAGTCCGTTAGATTCCTCATAATCATGCGCCTGTTCATATCCAAAAGTTAATCCGCTAAAAAATAAATCAGGGTCAACGCTTGTGGTATATTTTGAAACATTATAAGGTAACTTAACAATAACTTCAGGTTGATAAAAATATTTTAAATCTTCAATTCTCAATCTTTCTGAAATTACAGTTGATTCAATTCCAATACCAACATTAAAAACAGCTTTTAAAGAATCTATAACATCCTGTAACGAAATCGTCAGCGACTTATATTTCTCAGTTGTTGGGTCAAAGGCTCTTAGCCAATAACCGGAAATAGCAGAAATTAATCCACCAAATCCATCTACCTTATATCCTTTCTGAACACGTCCAAAGTATTTAGAATAAAACATATTTTTCTTTCCTGAAATAATATACATCAATCGTTCAATTAAATCATGGACAAAAATTGTACTTAATTGAGGAGATGGGTCACCAAAAGAAACTTCATTTATTTTGAAAAAAGAACGGCTATGCTCTTCCAAAAATTTGATTTTCCAATTACTTCCACCAAATTTCCAACGGAATAAAATTGCTTCGTTCCATTCAACAGTAGTAGTATAATTTCCTGTATAAGAACAGAAAGTGTTCATTCCTGCAATACCATTTCTCTCAGCAGTTCGTCCTGCAATAACAATTCCATCAATTACAGTATATTCCAAAGGGTACTCATCAATAGTATCAAAAACTCCATTTGTTTCATTCCACCTTACTTTTACAATATCAAATCTCCACCAAAAAGTGACTTCTGTCATATTGAATTTAATATCGTAATCAATACTCAATTTAGCAGTATTAAGATTTGGGTCTGTTGATTCAACATAAATACAGCTTTGAGAAGTAAGAGAACTATCATCGTCATAATTATCAACCAAAACAGGAGAGTTTCTTTCAGCACCTTGTGATATTACTTTTGTTAAAGGCGTACAGCTATTTACTCCTGTATTATTATTTGTGTACTCTTTAGGTTTTAAGTATTCATATTCTCCCAAAGTAACAATGCTTCTGCCCTTTATTTCAGTAAAGTCCAAATTCAATTTATCCAATAAAACACCATCTATTGAATCATTGCGTTCTATTTCAAAAGCATCTCTTTCATGAGAGCGAATTAATTCGGCAAGATTATTGGCATTAAATTTAATGGACATTACGTTGTCCTTAATTGTTTTGGTTTTATAATCAGCCAATGCGTTGTATCTCTCAACCCATTTAACGTCACCATTATGGTCGATTTGCTCCTCTCGAATAATTCTGCAGTTAGCATTTATTCCACCCAAAATATAGGCTTCATTAATATACTCCATAGCATCTCCGGTAAATTTTAACTCTCCACTTAATTGAGTAAAAATACCATGATAATCTTTGTGCCTGTCCAATTCAAAATCATCATCATCCCATCCCAAAGGTTCAGGAATTTCGATTGAGCCTGAATAATCGTGCTTCAAAGAATATCGAACATAATTGCTGTAATTTACCTTAACTTCTGCCATGACTTAATTCCATCTTGATAAAGATTCTCTGTAATTTCCATTTGAAGTTTTATTAAGAACCTTTATATTATTATTGATTTTAGCCTTTGTAAATCCTTTCTCTATTGAATCCTCTATTCTGTCAAAAAATACATCAAACTGCTGTTCATTTATTCTTGCTCCATTTAACATTGCTGACATAATCATTGAGTTCCTTTGTAATGATTCAAAATCTTTGTGGACAATATCACCGCTTTTCAAATTAACAATAGCGTTCTTAGTTTTTGTGGTTAAAATTTTATTATCCCTTTCGATGTATTCCTGAGAAAGTCCGTCATTAATCATACCCTGATGTGGCTTATTGATTATACCACCGTCCTTATATTGAGGTACAGGCTGTGCAAGTACTGCCGCAGTTTGCGCTACTGCTATTCCTATTGCTAATGGAATTTGAAGAGCCTGATAAAGTGCACCTATCGAACCAAAAGCGTATGGTGCTATTGCATTTTGCTCCATTGCCGCTAATTTAATGGCCATAATTGTTTGAGCCAATTTTGTGGCAATATCCGCAACGGCAAATGCTTTTCTAATCCTTGCTTGTTTGGCTTCCTCCTTAATTTTCTTTTTCTCCATTATTGCCAATCTGTCATCTCTCTCCTTTTCAAGTGCAAGACGTGCAGTTGCGTTATCTCCCTCCAATGCAATTAAGGCTTCGTATTTTCTTTCCTCTGCCCTCATTTCAGCTTCAATGTTTGCGATTTTTCTTTCGCTTAACGCATCAAAAACATCTCCGACTGATTGTGCAAATTCATTCACTTTGTCGAGTAAATCCTGCAACGCTTCAATTTCTCTTTTTGACCTTTCGTCAACACTTACTGCAGGGTCATAATCAACTATTCCTTTCTTTAATTCTGCAATCCAATTTTTAATACCATCTACATTTTTTCCTAATGCTTCCTGTTTTATCATTTCTTTTTCAAGGAATGCAATAAGTGCTTTTTTCTGTTCTTGGTCGGCTTCATGATTCAGCTTTTTAATTGCTTCATCATGTTCTTTCCTATTAATTTCATCTCGCTTATAAGCAGGTGTTTGACTATCCCATCTCTTGTTTTCCTCATAAATCAAAAGATTGTAGTTTCTTTTTATAACATCGATTTCTCGTTGCCAACCATCTTTCTTCAACTTCATTTCTTTTTCAGTAAAGTCTAACTCATTCTGAAAAATTTTGTCCTGAGCCTTTTGTTGAGCCATTAAAACTAATTGACCTCTATTTTTCTCAGCGTCAAACAACCATTCGTCATAATCTTTTTGAGTTACACGACCCTCTTTCAATAATTTTGCATTTTTAGCTTTTTCTTCATCAATCCTCCAAACTGCCCTGTCAATTTCTTTTTCCATTTGCATTTCAGCAATTTCGTCTAAATGCATTTGATTTTCTTTTGCCAATCTTATTTTTTCCTCATAGTAAGTTTCGTCAGCTTCTATTTGAGAATTATTAAAATCGACAACACTTTCTAATCGACCTATTCTAATATCTTTTTCATAATCTTCAAGGTCACCTAATTCTTTCAATCTTATTTTACTACCGTTGTCGTTAGGGTCATCAATTTTTAATGGGTCAGTTTTCGGTTCGGTTAATTTTTTGACCATTTCATAATAAGCTGTTGACAGAATTAAATTTCCTCTCAATGCTTCCTCTTGCTCTCGTAAACCTTTTGTGGCATTTTTTGAAAGTAAAAGCATAAATGGAGATGTATAAGTACTTACACCTAAAATACTGCTTTGATATTTTTCAACTATTTTAGCCTGTTTTGCTAAATTTTCCTCCAACGCTTTTTGGTCACCCTCATAATCTACTTTAGCATCCTCTAAATTATTGTAAGAATAATTACGCATCTCTTCATCAACTTTTGTGTTATATTCACTTAATTGAGTTAATAAATCAGCGTAATGTTGTTCGAGTATTTTTATTTGTGCTTCATTATTTTGAATCATTTTTGCTCTTAAAATCTCTGCATCTTTAGCTTGAAGTTTCTCTTTTTGAGTAGCGTAAAATTTGTCTATTCCTAATCGTTTATCCACAGTTTCTCTTGCTCCATCTAATAAATCTTCCTCCATACCCTTATTAACATCAATGATACTCATTTCATCCCTGAAATTTTCACTAAAATACATTGCGGCACCATTCATTATTTTTGCAAGTGTATTGAAAGAATCCTTTAAAAATTCAGTATCTGTAACAACGAATCGCACAAAATTGCTCCAAGAGTTAGAAAGTCTTTCCTGTGCAGAAACTAACGTGTTTACAGTTTCCTGAGTTTCTATACCGTAAGCTAACTCAACAGCTTTTGCAAAATCAGGAAGTACCTCTGCAGAAAGTACCTGACCTTTTTTCAACATCTTATCAAGTTCAACAATAGTAATACCCATACTCGATGCCATGATACCCATAGCACCCGGCAATCTTTCACCTAATTGTCGTCTTAACTCTTCAGTTGTCACCTTTCCTTTAGAAAGCATTTGTTCCAAGGCTAAATATATTCCCTGTAACTCATGAGTTTTTAAACCAAGAACAGCACCTGCTTTTGTCATAGATCTAAATATATCCTCGGTAGCTTTTAATGTCAGCCCTGATTGTTTTGCAGCCGCTAAAAATTTAATCCATCGTTCAGTTGTAGATTCAAGTTCAACTCCAAAATCATTCGTTATTTCTATTAAAAATCTACTTGAAATTCCATAGTCAAATGCAGTTTTTGTAATTTTCTCTAATGCAAATCTTAACGAATCGAATGTTTTAATCAACTCAAATGCATCCTTAATTATTGATGCGAATAATTGGAATCCTGCAATAAGTCCGAATGCCGCAAATAATCCTTTTACTGAACCAATTAATCCTGAAAAACCTCCACTTGCTTTTTTCGTAGAATCTTCTGATTTCATCAATTCTTTGTTTTTATCGGCAAGTGCTTTTTTAGTTCTAATTAAATCAGCATACTCTTGTGATGATGCTAATGAAAGCTGTTGTTTTGCAACTAATAATTTTTTAGTTAGTTTTTCCTCTTCGGTTAAAGGTGGGATTTTCGTTTTTATGGCTTGACCCTCTTTTTTCAGTTCCGCAGTACGTTGTGAAATTGCTTGATTAATTTTTACTAAATTAGAATATGATTGTGAATTTACTGCGTTAAGTTTTTCAAGAGCCACAGCTTCTGCCCTTTCAATTTTTTGAAGTTCAGTTAGTTTGACTTTTTTTGTTTGAAGTGCTTTTATTGATGCTTCGTATTTCTGACGTTCTAAATCGAGTACTGCCAACAACAAAGTAATTTCCTCTCTTAAATCAGCATTGGTTTTTTTAAGGTTATTTGTCTGAGTAACAAAGTTTCTTTGTGATTTTGATAGGTTAGAATATTGGGTGTCCATTTGTTTAAAAACTGTTGCAAATTGACTTCCCAATGAATTTAAACCGCTTAGTGCGGATTCCATTGTTTTGATGCTAACTTTCCCTGTAGTTCCCATTTTTTCAACGGACTGTTTAACAGAATTGAAAGTTTTTATAAGCGCATTAAGTTGCGCTTCAGCGTTTCCGGTTTCTACTTTGAATTTTGTCATATTCTTTTTGCTTTTCCTTGTCCATTTGTATTAGGTTCAACCATTGAGAAACTGTTGTTTCTTTAGGATTAATAGCACGTTTTAAGTCTAAATTTCTTTCGAGATATAATGCATCCCTGTCCAAATCCACCTTAATATCGCTTCTGTCATTTTTACTGCTCTTCTCTAAATTAGCCTTAGAAATATTAATCTTATTTTTCAGCCCTTTCATTTTAGCAACAACACCCTGAATTTGTTTGTCAATGTCATTTTCTAAATCTATTGGATAACCAACTTCAGAAAGCATGTTTAAAAATAACGGCTCCTCGTAATCAGCATATAATTTCAAACATTCAGTAACTATTAAATATTCAGTTTCGTATTGCTTTAAAAGTATTTGCTTTTTATAATTTGCACGAACATTATGGTTATCAGTTAATTCGCTGTACTCATAAAGTATTTCATCAAAAATATCTTCTAATTCTAATTTTTCATCTTCGGATAGCACAAAAGTGTCATTCTCCTCATCAAATCCAACCACTAAATTTCTGTAATCTTTTGTATCGAAAATCCTAAAGAAAAAATGAATCGGAAGAGTTTTACAACTCTTATATAATTTCATGTTTTCAGTTTTAATTAATAATTAAAAATAATTGTAAAAAGCAGTTTAATCTCGTAGCGCAGTGATTATTAGGTCTGCTTTGTAAGGTTTACAATTCTATAATAGTAAATTCTGTATTTGATTGGAGCCAATTTATTACTTCTTTCCTAATAAAATCCTCCACAAATCTTTCTTGTTCCTCTTCGGTTAAAGATAATATATTTTCACCAAATTTTGCAAATAATCTTTTAACTTTATCAGGGTTATCAAGTGAATCAATTTCAATAAATCCACCAATACTAAAAACTCTAAAACTTCTGTAGAAATCTCCATGGACACGTAAGTTTGTAGGTTCAGAACGATAACCTCTCCTTTTCTTTTTGTATCGGTATTTCCTTGATGCTTCTTGTTTGTCAGCAGGAATTTTTGTTTGGATTTTTACTCCATCTCCATCAGTACCTTTATTCCATAGTCGTAATTTTAGTGTTTTAAGAATTTCACCCTTATTTTGTCGTACAACTCCATCTATAAATTTATCAATACCATTTACTCTGCTCGTTAAGAACAGGATATAATCGTTTAAATCTTTTCCGGCTGATGGCATAAATTTTGAATTTAAAAAAAGTGGGAGCGTTAACTCCCACCCCTCTTATTAACCAAACTAAAACTTAATACAATTAAGCTACTGCGGTTTCGGTCACTATTTCTCCTCGATATAGCACACCGGAATTAATAATAACGTACTTGTTAACGGTAGCATCAAAAGTACCAACTCCAATAACATCTCCAAGCACGAATGCAGGAATTGTTAAAGTGTATCTTCCGGCAACAGCAACATCCTCAACGGCAGAAGCTATTGTAACAGTAACTCCATCGTTTGTTGCAATAAAATCGTCAACAATTAACCCCTCAACAGGAGAAAAACCGTCAGCTTTTAATACAACATCGACAACAACTGTTGTTCCGGCAGATGGAATTTCAACAAAACTAATTGCAACTCCATTAACTCCATCAACTTCTTCAGGAGAAAAATCCAAAGAACTTCTTAATGCAAAAGTGTAATTGTAATCCCATTGGTTTCTGTCCAATAGTTGCAATGTAAACGCTTTCGATTCTGAAGTGCTTCCTTGAATTTTTGGTGTTGTCATCAAGGCAGTGGCCTGTCCTGTTGAGAACCCTTTAAAATCACCGTCACTTGTTACAGCAAATCTCCAATTTCCCTCTTCGTCAGCAAAGATGAAATCCAATGCTTTAAATGAAGTTAATTTAGACATTTCTTTGTAAAACTCATGACCCTCTTCCCAAGTGAATTTAAATTTAGGTAAACCTAATAAATCCAATCGTTCTACGCCACGAGTGTTTGTGGTAAACGTGTCCTCAGATGACATATTCTCTATCTCTGTGGCTCCAATCAAAGCAATGAAATTGCCTAATTGTATTTGAGCATTGATATAATCCCTGTCGAAAACTGTCGCTTTTGGAATTATAAATCCTCGCTTCATCCCAATCAAATGCAAAGGTGTTTTCCATTCGATTTGGCATCCTAATTTTCCTGTGTCAGCGTTTACTCCACCACAAGATAATTTTTTATCTACAATCTGTTCTAAAGTCATTTTATGAATCTTTTAGTGTTAATGAAATGGTTGTAGGTAAATTCATCGTTAGTTGTGAAAACATCGTTTACTTTGTAAACAAGTCCTTTCAACCTGAACTCCTTTATTACAACTCCCTTATAAATCTTTTTACGTGCCATAATTTAAAATTTTATTTCTCTTAAACAACTATCGTTAATTGTACAACTTACTGAAACTTTCATTGCATCCCAAATGTCAACAAAGGCATTATCATTATCTCCTGATTCATCGCTGTAATTTGGAAACTTAATTATAGAATACGGATATCCTGTTTCTATTGTATTTGCAATGCGAAATAAATCAATGATTTTGTTTACCAAAGGTATCAATATCGGTTTAAATGTTAAATCCATTCTTTCGCTATCGGTCATCTGAGCATTCGTTTCAACTGCGACAATAAAAGTAAGGTTATCAATAACAACTTCATTTTTGTTGTGAGTTTCAATAAATGGTCGAACGAGCCAAATTAATGGGTATTTTGTAGTTCCCTGAGATTGAGCAAAAAACGCATAAAGTTCGTATTCGTCACCCACCTTAAATAACGGTTTGTAAAGATTTCCATCCTGACCAACCATTTCAGGCAAATAAGCAAATGCTTCTTTCAGCTTATCCTCAACAATTAATATTTCAGTTCCTACAGCCATTATAGTCCAAATTGATTTTGTTGTTCAATATCCCAATAGTAACGTTTGAAGTTTTGATAGGTGTCAGGTGTAAGTTCATTCATGTCAATAATGAATTTGTAAAGATTTACATCAACATTACCTCCGTTATAATAATCTACACCATATCCGAAACGATTAACTAATAATTTTCTTTCAATAGGTTTTCCCTGTATCATTTCTACCATCTCTCTCCATGCTCTTACGACATTAGGTGTTTTATTTACGATAACAGAATTTTTGGATTTTTGTTTTGTACTTCCAATTCCGGCAACAGTTATTACGTTGCCTTGTTCATAGAACCAATAAACATAATTTGCCAAAAAACTCCTGTTTGGCTTGTCAGCCGTAGGTAAATTTTTAAACCTTATGCCTTTCCATATTACCTCTTCTCCATCAGGATTAGTGTATGATTTACCGTTTAATAGATCATCCCATTTTGAATCGGCAGTTTCTTTAAGACCATTTGTTTTAGTTGAATCGAGTTCCGCAAGAAACTCATGAGCAAGGGAATAACCCAAACACTTAATTAGGCACTCTTCCTCATATTTCTGAATAAATTCAACCAATTCAGCAGAAACCGTTGTAACATCAGATGTTATTGACGGCTTTGCATGAGCGATATACAATTCATTTTTAAAATAATTACTGTCGAGTATCATAATTAAGTGTTTAAAAGATTATTACTTTTTAGGCATTTCCACCTTTTCTTTCAGAATAGCAGACGCTTTTCCAATTTTGTGTGCTTCCAACGCTTTAGCAGTAGTGCTATGCATTTTCACAACATCATCTTTTTTGCTTCCACCATGGTCAATCGCATACGTGAATCTGACCATTCCTTTTTTTTCTTCACTCATCTTGTTTAAGATTTAGGTTAATAAAAAATCAAATTATGCTATTGCAGTAATCGCTGTTTTGATTGTTGCAATATCATCGTAAATAAACGCTTGTTTGTCAAGATTCTTAACATAAGCGTGGAAACGGCTCTCTCCAACCATTGTAAATTGGTTAGTGATAAATTGGTCATTAATCCACCCAACTCTAATTGAGAAAGGTACATAATTCGCAACATGGTACTGCTTGGCATCAGCTACAAATATTTTTCCGGCAGGCATTTTTGCCCATGGTTTTATTGTAACACCACCAATAGTCACTTGATTAAATAAACTTGCTTGTGGATAAAGCGGAGTTCCATTATAATCTTTTGCAGAAACTAATTCCAAAAAGAAATCAAGTGGACTAATAAGAACGATATTCGGCATATATGATGCTTCATCAACATAGTTGTGAGTTTCATAAATGTCGGTAATACAAGCGTTAACAACATCCATAAATGTTGTTTTTCCCAATGGCAGTTTTAATGCCATACCTCCGGCTGTAAATGTTCTTGCAATAGCTGTTGCACCAAGTGGACTATCCCCTGTTCCATCAGCAAAGAAAAGTGCATTGACTTTGAACAAATCATGTTTCTTTTGTAAATATTCCCTCGCAACAGAAGTTAATCGAGGTATATCAGTTACAACTTCCTCAGACAATACTTCGTGTGCCGCAATTTTTACAGGAGTACTGTAGTAATTTTGCCATTTGAAGTCAATTTGAGGTTTTGTTCCACCCTCCGCAACGAATGCGTAATCACCATCTTTCGGTTGAAGTTCCGTATAAGGTAAACTCGGACTGTTAGTTGATGTAACAGAAAATAACGACAATAAGGCGTTATCATTTCTGAAATTGAAACTTCCCAAAGAAGTATTCATATTTGCAGGTGGTACTTCCAAACCATCTCCACCATTGCCTGTTCCAATGTCACCGACAACTTTAGGCGTAAACTCAATTACACCATGACGATTTTTCTTGATGTTCTCTAATTCAGTTTTGTTTTCCTCCAAAAATGATTTAAACTGACCAAGTACGGTGGTAATAGTTTTTTCTTTTTGCTCTTTCACAAATGCATCGAATGCTTCACCCTGAACTTTCATTGCTTCAGTAAGTTGTTGCAATTCTTCTTTTGTAGCATTGTTTTTTTGCGCTTCAGCCAAATCGTTCTGTGATTTTTTGAACGCTTCAAACTTCAGGTCTAATGCTTTTTCTAATTCTTCCATCGTTTAAATTGTTAAAATTAATAAATCTCCATTTTTGTCAAAGTGTAATAATACGGCTTTGCACAGAATGAGTAGTGAACGAATCGGCTACTTCATTATCCATCTTTTTATTGCTTCAGCTCTTAATTCCTTATCGGTCTTAATAACTTCACTTTTTATTGGCATAGTTGGTGTCAAAGGGTTGCTTCCCATAGGTACTGCAGAACCCTCAATGGCTTTAGCTTCATAAACAGCCCAAAACCATTTATCTCTTTTTACGACATCTTTGTTTACAATTTTGTCGATATGCTTATCAAATTCAGCTTTCTCCTCCTTGTAATCCTCGTCATCGCTGTCAAGAGCAAGAGCAATTTTCACATAGTACATCCCAACAGAATGGTTGTCAACGTTACCATCTTTGTACTCTTTGTACATTTCTTTATTCCGGCTTTCTTTGACAACAGAATCAAAAACCAATGCCTGAGTTTTGCCCTCAAAATCATAACCTAAATCTTTCCATGAATAAGTTTTTGTAAAGGCTTTTAAATCGTCTTTGTCAGCAATGACTTTTGAAAACGACATTTGATGTTCCTGTAAATGTTTTATCCTTGAATTTTCATCAAGGGATTTTTTCCATAACCCATCAATATGAACATCACCATGGCTGTCTTTAACATAGGTAGTATTGATAATTGCTCGTACTTTTACACTTCTAACATCTTCATCAACAACTCCTTTATTAACAACGTCAGCACCTGAAATTTGAATTGTATTTGCACTAAAACCGTCAGCTTTTTTCATCTCCGATTTTTTTGCATAGATCAAATCATCCTTGTTTGTTTTCAAATACGAAAACAACTCTTCATTTGTTTTAAATACAGGAATTTCTGTTTTCATCACAATTATTTTTTAATTAGTACCTTATTTTTAAGCAGTTTATTTTTATGCTCTTTCATTTTCTTTATTTCCTCCTGCTTGTGCTCCTTGCGTGTTGGCTTCTCTTGATTCATTTTGAATTTCTTTTAATTTGACATTTTTATCAAAATTACATAATTCTAAGCAAAGTTCATCAGGTAATCCTGCATCTCTTAATGCTTTCAGAGCAAGTCCTCTTTTTGCAACACCATCATACCTCTCAATAAGAATAAATTGCATAATCGGTAAATGCTCATAACTTGCCTTTAAAACTTTGTTTGGTTGTTTTATCAACTTCTGAAATGGTGCGCAGTAAGCATCCAAACTTGACTGCATCTCGTTTTGGATATACGAAACCATAGATTCTTTGAAGTTGTTATAGGTCGTCTTTTTTGCTTCCAAACTCAAAATATCTTTTGGAATATGCAAAGCAGTATAAATTAAATTTCCGTCAACCTTTACTGATTCATCAAGTCCTAAATCTCTCAATGCAATATGCAACGATTGCCACGAAAGTTTGGCTTTTGTAATTATTCCTCTTGACCTACCCGAACCAAGTCCATATTTATGGTTAAACAAATCAGTTATTGATTGTTTTTCTTCAGCACTTAAAGGAAAGTCAGTTTGTGAACCTCCGGTTATTAATTCTTTACCATTGGTTTTTAAGATTATATTTTTAGCAAGTAAACTATCTTTAGTATTTATCAGCGTTTGCCTTAATCCATCAATTCTTGACTTTGTTTCAAAAAAATTACCTTTACTAAGACAGTTCGGCAAATCATATAAAAACAATAAATCAGAAATTTTTATCTTCTCATTTTCTCCGTCCTCGTCATAGATAACATATTTATCTTTTACAGAATTTCGTTCATTTGCTCCGGCAAGTGTAGTTTTAAAGTTATCAGGGTATTTTATTAAATTAGGATTGAGTATATAAATTGCAGTTGGTTCTGAAACACCTGTTGTTCGTTTCAAATAAACTACAGCCTTTCCCTCTGCAATCATCATAAACATTGCCGATTCTAAAAAGTCGTTCTGCGTTTGGTAATAATTTGGATTTTTCAGCAATCTTAGAAGTGGGTCATCATAAGTCTTTATTCCTGTACTTTCATCCTCAATATAAAATCTTGCCTGAGAAAAAAGCTTTGAAACAAATAACATAGCAGGAGTTAAAATTGGGTGGTTTTCGGCAAAATCTAAATTCGTCTTTTCATTACCATGCCAAACAACATCCTCCGTTACGTCATAAAAATAATCGCCATTCACTTGTCTTGTGAACAGCGGAAAACTAATTTTAGGAAACGTCCACGCCATCTTTCAATTTTTATGTATAAACATACACAAAAATATATTAATTTTTTATCATATTTTAAATTTTTTGCAAAAAAAAACCCTTGACATTAAAATCTCTTCTAAAATCAAGGGAACCAGTATAGCACGAAAACAAAACAGCTATAATTTAATATTTAAAAATTGCACTAAAAACGTTATTACATATCTCAAAGCATCCATCAAATGATCGTCAGATTTTACCGGAACATCCAAACTTTGTCCGTTTCTGTCGACTGCCCATGAATAATTATCGTACTCAAACTGCAGAAATTCTGACGGAACATAATAAATCGTAAACCCTTGAACCAAAGTTATTCCAACTTCAACACTTCCTCCACCTTTAATCGCTCCAAGAGCCATATAATTCTCTTCCAACAGCAAATTTATATAATTTTGTTTTGCAGAATCACAAATAACGTAAGATTTTCCTTTAATTATTTCCGGCACTTTCAATTTTATCATTGTTGGCAATGAATCATCAATATCACTTAATGCCTGATATAGCCTTGACCTGACATAAAAACCACCATCACCATTATACTTTACCTCAATACAGGCCGTAGGATTACTTGCACCAAAATCAAGTCCAAAATAAGACTCTTCGTTCATTTTCTCAAACTCTTCATCAGTTACCGGAATCCAACCACGATAAATTTTGTTTGGTTTTTCACTTCCTATACCAAGTCCGTAAACAAGCCATAAATATACACTCGCAGTACCTTTTTTTATATTTTTCTCGTTTGGTGGCGGTTGATTAATAACACTTATCGGTTGACCTCGGTATGTTAAGTTGAACCCATTAACCTCATAACTTCCTGATTCCCATGGCTCATAACTTTGGATTTGCTTAACAATATTTGGAGGACAGAATGCGTTATTTTTAAATGTTGAATGAATAAAAATAGTGTCCTCGTCCATACGGTAACTTTCCAACCAAAAATTCTTACTCGGATTGTAATCACAAAATATCCTGTCACTTGTACGTTGCGTAATTTGCAGATAAACTTCTTTTGAAAATTCAGTAACCTCATTAAAAAATGATATTGTTTGCCTTGAACCTAAAACCTTTCCAATATCATCAGCACCCTCGAAAACAATTTTGGATTTTGTCGGCAGATAAGTAAATGTTCCTGTTTGCTTGTTTTCTTTGAAGTTTTTATAAATGCTGTAATCGAACATTATTATTTCCTGAAAATCCTCCATTACAGTAGAACGGCAAACGTTTTTCAGGTTCCTCCAAACAGTAATCTTTATGTTTTTTCGCTCGATTAATTCAAGCATTAAAATTTGCAGTATCGAATAACTTTTTGAACTCCTACTGCCACCCATCGAAACAACTTGCCTGTACAAATATTTAGGTGGAATAATTTCGTAGGGAGATGCATCAATCTCTTCTTTGTTGGCAAGAGCATGAAAAGCATCATAAGTTTGCTCGAAAGTGTCCGTTACCATTAAATCTTTCATTCCTTATTCAGTATTGCCATTGTTAACCAAAAAACAAATATTGTCAGCCAAAATGAATAATTTGTATCTTTAAAAAACATCGAACTCAACATAAATAGCAAGAATGTTAAGTATAGTCCAACGGACATGATTTTTTTTGTCATAATATTTTTTTGTATAAATGGATAAATTCTTTTTTGTAAGTAATCATTCCACTATCATAATAATGGAAATGATGCGGATTAGTTTCCTTAAATTTTAAATATGCTTCATCAACATCTATATATCCTAACTCTGAAAATGATTTCATACTCTTGCAAATATTAAAGTGAAATAATTCCTGCCTTTTTCATTTCTCATAACAGAAACTCCGAAATGCGTCCACTTGCTATTTTCGATAACATGACGATGACTGTCAGATTTTATCCAACTTTGTACAACTCCGGTTGCTCCATTAAATCCGTAAGCAACAACTTCTCCAACTGTTTTAAATTTGTATGTTGTCATCAGCTCGTTTGCTCTTTCAGCAAATTTATCATGAGATGCAGATTTTTGCGAGATCATGTAAACACAATGTTCAGTAGCAATTAAAGAAATTACACTGCTTTTTTTGCATTCAGATAGATTGAGTTTTTTTCGATGGTCGTTTACAATAGTAAAAATATCATCTTCAATTTTCATGTAATTGTAATCCTCATTATTGAAATCATCATTTACACAAGTTGTAGTTGTAGGCAGAATAATTCCCAAGGCAATTAAAATCCACCGCCATATCTTTCTCATACCCATTTAAAAATTAAGTTTAACAATAAGAAAATCGATGAAATTACACCAATCAACGTAAATCCTAAAATAAACGCAACCATGCCCGAATTTCGTGCGTTCTCATTTCTACGGCTACTAATCAACTTTTTTTCGAGCAGATTTGTATCTCTCCTCATTTTTTCGAGTTTCAATTTCATTTGTAGCGCATCTAATGGCTCATCATCATACCTGATGTTATCCAATTTTTTTAATTCCTCTTCTATTGTTGACATTATATAATCGTATTAATTAATATTTTAAATTCATTTAGGCTCCTTACCACAAAATATGGTATTCCTTGACTTTCAACCTTAGATTGCCATTCTATTTGGTTTGAACTTTGATTAGATTTGTAATCCTTTTTTAATTCAATGCAGAAAACTTTTCCTCTGTATAAAAGAATTAAATCAGAAACTCCTGAAACAAGTCCTGTCAAATTCAGCGTTTTTCCTTGTCTTGCAGAACGCTCTCCTCCATTTGGTACAGAAAACAATAAACCTCTTAAATGAGGGAAAGTATTCCAAAACCAAGTAATGCACTTTTGTTGTAAAGCATCCTCAGTTTGCCCTATAACATCATTGTGAATGTCTTTATCGTGTTTCATTTTCCTCAACTTTTGCGCCATACTTAATCATCATTTTCAAATTATAACACCTGCTTACGCCCTCCAACCCATCGGTATCATAATAACTAATCAATAGCTGTCGAGATTCCTCAACAGTAACTTCAGTTCCTTTCGACATATTTTTTGCTAAATCAGAAATATATGCCCTCAACTTAATTTTTGGAATTTTAGGGTTTTTGAACAAAACCCATCCCTTTTTGTCAGTTTGATAATTTGCACTCATATTTATCGTTTGATTATTACATTGATTGTAGTATCATCACCACGCTCTTGGTCACCCATTTGCCTGATAACTTTAGGTTTGAAAAATTCTAATGTTTTAAGGTAAACTCTGACAAACTCCCTGTCAGGCAATATGCTTAAAATCTTGTTAAATCTTTCAGCATGTTCCTCATCCATTGCAATTTTTAAATCTTCAAATGTTTTTCTTACCGGACTGTACAGTTGACCTATATTTTGGTCATTTATTGGTCTGTCCTTGATGTTTTCATCAATTACAGTTACAGTAAGATTTTCAGCTGTATCAGCCAACGATTGAATGGCAGATTCCATAAAAATGTCCGACATCTCCTCCAATACATCTTTGTTTTTATGCTTTTTTGCCATCTCTCCTTTTCTTACTTAATTTAATGTAATTTTCCATCATTTTCTGTAAAACCTCAACCATAGTCGTGCCGTTAGCTTCGGTTTCCTCCTGAAACTGAGATTTGATTGTTGGGTCAAACCTAAATGTAGTGTGTTTGGCTAATTTTGTCATTTTAAAAATCGTTATACATACAAATATACACTTTTGTTTTTAATAACCAAAGACTTTCCCTATTAAAGTTTTTATTT